TGGACCAGCTGCTGGTAGATGACCCCGTTGGGCATCGTGGGGGCCGTGGCGCTGCCAAACGTATACAGGTTGCCCGCGCATGACCACAGGCCAAACGTCCCCGCCGGCAAGGTGATCTGGGGCACGAAGGCCATGCGCTTGACCAGCTCGCCCCCGCGGCTGACCAGGACGTTGGTGGCCGTCTGCAAGGTGCCCGGCACGCCGTTGATCGGCATGCGGCGCGCGTCCAGGCCGCCCCGGAAGTCCGAGAACACTGCGTAGGGGATCATCTCACTCTGGCCGGCCATATCGGGAGCTCCTTATGGCTTGCGACACACGGCGGTCAGAATGGTGTCGATCTTGGATTCCATGCTGTTCAGGCGCTTTTCGAACCGGTTCTCCAGGGCCTCGATGGCGTCGTTTCTGGCGAAGTTCTGATACAGCGTCCTTTCCAGGTCGGTCATCTTGCCTTCAAGATTGCGATTCTCGGCAACGTGCCTGTCGTCGTCCTTGTCCTCGTGCGCCTCGAAGCGCATGGTCAACTCGCGGGTGGCCTGCATAGCGTCCTTCCTTGCGCCTGTCAGCTCCCGCCAGAAAAAGGACAGGAGACCGGCGATCAGCGCAACGGCGATCTTGGGCCAATCGTTGAACTCGAAACTCATCTCCATGCCCCCAGGCTCGCTCGTTTGCTTGATAAATCCGGCTTTTGAAGGGCATTCGCCCAATCAGTGGCCTGGGGTGACACCCGGCGGCCAGTCCACGCCCGCGGGGTAAGAGACGACAACCTGGGGCATGTGGACACCCCGACGATTAGCCCCGCCCATCACCAGAGGGCGGCTGCGCTTCTGGCTGGACCACCTGGACTTCAACCGGTCCAGGAAGGAGTTGGCGGCTTTCAGCTTGAGCGGCGCATCGGCGTCTCCGCGCCGGGCCAGCAGCTCAGAGGCCGCAAAAAGCACGATCACACGATCATCCAGATCGCACTGGTCGGTGTCCGTGATCAGGTCGTTCAGCGGGCGCAGCCCATAGAACCGCACCACCGTGTTGGCAGCCGGAATCGGCCACACCTCGAACTGGGGCGCGCCGCCTGGCCCCTCTCCCCAGATCTTCCAGCGCAGCGGCGGGTTGAACCTGGTGGTATAGGTGCCCGACGTGTTCACGTTGTCGGAGTTGTAGACGTTCAGGTGCTCGGGCCCGATGCCCTCGTCCAGGTCAGCCCACTGGTTGCCGTAGCGGACAACCACTTTCCGGATGCGGTGCCAGTTGATCCCTGACGGCAGGTCGTAGAACCGCTCGCCGGGGACGACCGGCTTGTCCTGGTAGGTCTCCATGGTCGGCCAGTCGAGCTCCTCATAGAGCCTGCGCTGGACGCGATACAGCAGGTGCTTGTAGGACTCGTAGTCGTCAACGCCGTGGCTGGGCGTCATCGAGTCGCCCACCTCGGCCCTGAGATCGGTTACCAGATCGGCGAGAGAAACGCCCATGGCGGGCCTCCTTAAGCCGCTGGCCCGCTATCGGCAGCCGCGACAATCAGCGTGTAGGCGTGCGTCCCGTTCGGGGACGTCGCCGGTGCATAGGTGCCGCGCAAATCGCCAACTCCGGTAGGGTCGCCGGCAACCACCGTGCCGCGGGTGCCGCCCTGGACGCCATCAACCAGATCGGCCAGCACGTAGCCAGGTCCCTTGACGACCTCGGGCAGACCCAGAACCGCCGAGGTTCCGATGCTGATTGCGCCGGTGGTGGCCGCCGAGGCCACGACCGAGGAGACGGTCTTGAAGGCCACCTTGCCGGTGGCCGTCGCGGTGTTGACGCCGGCGATGACCTCGGAGACCGTGGCGCCGGAAACGTCCGTGCCGGTCACCGTGAAGGTCTTGGTGTGCTCGTCAGCCGCGCACACGATCTGGACGGTCCTGGGAACGTCGAAGGTCTGGCCGCCGGCAAGCAGCGCCACGGTCCGGGCGCCAGTCCCAACCAGGGCCGCCGAGGCAAACAGCGAGACAGCCGAGGCCGCAGCCGGCACACCCAGGTTAATGACCCTGAGCCTGCCCGCCGCGCTCGTGCGCCGCACCAGCCCGACGATGACCGGAGTCCCGGCGGCCAGCGTAATGCCGGCCTTCCAGGTCAGGGTGATGTTCGAGCTGCCGAACGCCAGCGTGAAGTCCTTGCCCTGGGCATAGACGTGCTGGAAGGCGGCCACGGTATGGCCCAGCTCCTGCTCGTAGTCGCCGGCCCCGTATCCGGTCGGATAGGGGACCGTCAGTGTTCCATTCGTGGCAACGTCGGTAGCGACCGTCAGGGTAATCTTATCGTTAGCCATTCGTTGCCTCTTGCTGTTTAGGCTGCCTCGGCCTCTTCAGGCGCATCAGAGGGGCCCATGGTGCACTCCAGGTCCACTTCCAGGGGCAGCTTGGAGCCGCGCCCGGCGGGAAAAACTCTCTTCAGAACGTCGCGGGCATCCGTGTGCGCCGTGTTCTGATAGCGGGCTTCCAGACGGTCCCATTCGTCGGCGTGCCTGCGGTTCTGGTTGTCCACCTGGCGCAGATTGCGCAGACTGGTGGGGCCGTGAATGTCCCTGAGGACCAGAACCTCGGGGGCCGAAATGTTGGAGACGGGAACCTCGTTGACGGAGGTGCTGTGGGCGTCATAGAGCCTGAGCACGCCGGAGTAGATCTTCATGGTGTCTGTCCTTCCTTGGGTGGCTTGCGATGCATAGGGCAGCCGCGGAGGTGAATGTCAGGTGCCAATCGGGGGCCCAGAATCTGATCCGGGCCCCCGCTCGGCAAAGCGACTACGCGATGGCGTAGACGCCCGAGGTGTTGCGCTGCTTGCAGGTCAGTCCGCCCTTCCAGGTCATTGCCCTGTAGAAGACATACTGGTTAGCAGGCCTCGCCGGCGTGTGGATCTTCTTGTCCTCGCCGTCCAGCACTTCCAGCCTGATCGCGTCCAGGTCGAGGAAATATCCCCTCTTGGACATGGACTGGTCGTCCAGGGTCGGGTCGTAGACCACGTTCACGCCGTCGATATCGACATCGCCGACCGACAGGTCCTGGCGCTTGTCGAAGCCATTCAGCGTGAAGTAGCCCTTGGCCCTCTTCTCGGCGAGCAGCTGGTCAAGGAAGGCACTGCCGCACAGGCAGATGCTGGGGCCCTTGCCATACCTGCGGAGCTGCCTGATCTCCGTCTGGAGAGTCGTGATCAGAACCGCGTTGGCCGCGTTGGATCCGGAAGCCGCGATGGCGTTGCCGCCAACCAGGCTACGGTTCCTCCAGAGAGTGACCACGGACTGGTCGATGCCGCCGATGCTGGCCGAGGCAGTCGGGTCGTCCACGATGAACGAGCGAATGCCGGGAACCTGCTTGGCGGACTGGGTGCCGTCCTCCCAGAGCATCGTGTTGAAGGTCCTGGCCCAACCCTCGGCGAGGTCCTTGAACTTCTCCTCGAGGACGTTGGTCAGCTGGACCATCTCGGCCTTGGACTTCTCGGAAGTCGTCTTGCCGGTCAGGTCGTCAACGACGGTGATGCCGTTGGCATTCAGCTCGTGCTCGGAGAAGGAGATGCCGGCGTTGATCAGCTTCCAGGGATACGCGACCCTGAGGGTGTTGGCCGGGTTGGCGTAGGTCAGCGTGTCGTAGTCGCTGAAGCCCGCAATCGCCGTGGTGTAGTCGAACACGACCGGGTAGGAGATGTTGTCCTTGCCGCCGGGGAAAGTCTTCTTCTTGCCCTCGAGCTTGTTGAGCAGCGGCTTGGCCTGGATCGTCTGCGCCAGAGCACCGCCGCGGACGAAATACGTCAGCGTGGTGTTGGCGATGTTGTTGAGTTCAGCAGTCGAGAATGCCATTTCTTCGGTCCCTTGTTATCCGTGTGCCATCCGCAGCCCCAACATTGCAGCCTCCATCAGGCTCTTGGGCTCGGTGGTCAGATTCTTGTTCGTTCCCCCGCCGGTCGTCGGCTTGATCGCCGGCTTGCTGTTGAAGTTCAGCCTCTTGAACTCCGCCTCGACGATCTTCTTGGCTTCATCAGCCAGCGCGATCGCTTCCGCCTGGTTCCTGGGCTGGCCCTTTTCGAACAGCAGCGCCTTGATCGTGCGCTCAATCGGCTTGGCCTTGGCCTCAAAGTCGGGATCGGTGGCCCTCTGCCTGGTCTCCCAATCGTTCACACCCTGTTGGATCTGGACGGCGGTCTGGGCGTGGTTGGCCTCAGCGTCGCGCTGGGCCCTTAGCCTGGCCTGCTCATCGTTCCACTGCGTCTGGGCCCTGGCTCGTGCCAGCTCCTCGGCGGTGGCCTGATCCACAAAGCCCTTGTCTACCCTGTCCTTCAGATCGTTTGGGAGAACCGCGCCGGACTTGGCTGCCAGGTGCTGGTACAAAGGGGCGATGACTTCCAGTGCTTTGGCAGGATTGGTCCTAACCAGTGCAACCAGTTGTGCCCCCGCATCCAGATCCTGAACCTCCATGTGGTTCGCTTTGGCGAAGTTCACCAGTTGATCTACGACTTGGGCCTTTTCCTTCAGTGCCTTGTTCTCGCTGATAACTTGCTGCCAGCGAGGGTGCTTATGAAAGGGGACGTCCGCATCCGTGTTGGTCGCATCGGTCTTGGTCTCTGCCTTGACTTCCGCTTCCGTCTCGGTCTTGGTTTCCTTTCCCTGGGATGACGGGTCCCCGCCGTTTGTCTCCTTCAGGGCCTCTTCCGCGAGTTCCAGCAGGGACTTGGGCTTTACGTCTGACTCGGTGCTCGTGGACTCCGTGGAGCCCGTGTCGGTAGACGGTTCCGACGATACGTCTGAAGAAATGTCGTTTTCCGAAGCCGCCGTGCCTGTGAGGGCCTCGGTATCCTCGACGACTGTGGACGAATCCAGCGTCATTTTAGCGTCCTGTTAGCAGTTGTGCTGGTTGGTAAATGTGCGTCTTGTTCCGTTTTTGCCTTATGCCAGGCCGTTCAGGATGGCTGCCGCCGTCTGCGGATAGCGGCCTGCGTTGGGTGCCGGGAAGCCCGGACCGCTGCCAGGCACGCCCTGGGGGACGGGGCCGTTGTTGGCTCCGAAGCCGCCTTGAGCCGCGGGGTCCGCAAAGTGGTTGCCCTGGCCCGGCAGCATGGGGGCGCCTTGGGGGCGGATGCCGGGGCCGCCCATCCCGCCTGGGCCGGCCATCCCTCCGTTCGGGGGTGCGCCCATGCCCATCGGGCCACCCTGGCCGGGCATTCCCATGGGGCCGCCGGGGCCTGCGCCCGCGTTGTTGAACAGCGCGGCTGCCTGCTGGTTCATGGCCTGGATGCTGGGGGCTCCCTGGACAAAGGCCTCGCTGAGATCGACCCCGATATCAATCAGTTTGGTCAACTGCTCGGTGATCCAGACCGGCTGGATGCCGGGCAACTGCATCAGATACGGCAGGACCATCTGGAAGTTGGACAGCTCCTGGGCGCGGTTAGGACGGCCCGAGGAGCCCGCCTTGATCTCGAGGTAGATCTGGTCCGCCAACTCCTGGGCGGTCAGAGTCGGCCAGATGGCTCCGGGACCGACGATCTTCTGCACCTGGTCAGCCGAGATCTCCGTCAGCATGACTTGAGAGCTGGCTTGGGCCAGATCACTGAGAAAATCATCCAGGTCATCGACGTTGGAGGCAATCGCGCTGACCCGGTTGGTCTCGGCAATCGAGCTCTCCGTCGCCGTGGTGTTGCCGCCCGACGCCGCCCCCATGACCGCTTCCTGGGAGCCGACAACCCGGAAGATGTCGTCCATGATGCTGGCGGTCTCATACAGGTTGGGATCGACGCCGGCCTTCTTCATCAGGCCGACCACGGCGTTCACGTCCGTGCAGCCCTCGGGCATGTTGACCGAGACAACCTCGTTGGGGACGTGGTTGGCGATCCGCTTCAGGTCCTCGTCGTCGATGGCGCCCGCCGCGGCGATATAAGCAGGGCGGCTGTGCCTGCGCTGTTCCTTCAGGGCCTCTCTGGTTGCGTTGTAATCCTCCTGCATGGGGATCAGCAACGAGACGTCGGACGGCGGGAAGATCTGGTCGTCCGTCTCCACGTCGTTGAACGTCAGCGAGAAGAACGGGTAGAACCTGGACAGTTTGACCAGCGGCGCCTCAGGCTCCTTCAGGAAGTCCGGGTAGCCCTGGCAGATGGTGAAGACCAGGCCGTCCTTCTTGGACCAGATTTCCCACACCAGAGCGGTGTCGGAAGCCTCGCCGGGCTTGTCGATATTGTGCGGGTTGACCACCTCGTCCCGGTCGTTGTAGGTGGTGAACTTGGTGCCGACGTCCACGCCGTAGATCTCTTCGATCCGTTCGGTGGTCAGAACGAACTCGTGGGCGATCCAGTCCGTCCCGATCCAACCACGGATGTGCTTGGTCTCCTTGGACGGGATGATCTGGGTGCCCTTGGGGAAGTCGAACACCAGCCCCTCGCGGACCACGACCTGCTGCTCGCGGGTCAACTGCTCCATGGCCAGTTTCAGCTGCTCGAACTCGCCGTCCGTATCGACGACATCGCCCTCCTTGACCTCCTCCTGGAGGCGCTGGATTTGGGCCAGCCGGGCGGTGATGTCGTTGATCTGGTCGATGATCTCCGGGCGTTTCTCCAGCTCTCTCTGGAAGCCCAACTTCACATAGCCGACGCCATCCACCAACGTGCTGCGGATGAGCTGCTTGGCGCGGACCTTGAAGTTGTTCTCTTCCAGGAAATAGTGGAACAGAATCTCCAGCCCCCTGCCCACCCTATCCAGCATCTGGGACTGGGCCATGCCCTGCTCGGCGTCCTGGACGATCATCTGCGCCATGGGATCGACGGGCGGAGGCGGCGGCGCCGGAACCATCCGCACGGGCTGGGGCATCATCGGGTGCGGGCCCGGCGGTTGGCCACCCTGGGGAGGTGCGTGAGGCGGCATCGGTCCCGGCATCGGACCCGCATTGGGCATGGCCACGGGGCCTACCGGCGCGGGCATCATGCCTCCGCTGGCCTGATAGGCCGCCATTGCCTGCTGTGCCTGCATCACCGCCTGCTTGGCGGCCATGTAGCTCTCGATCTTGCCGTCCCAGAACTGGTATTGCAGCCGGTCCCGGTGCTTGGCAATCGCCTGGGGATTCTTGGCATACAGCTGGGAAGTCTTCTGGCTGAGGTGCCTCAGGGTCAGATTGCAGCGGTATTTGCCGCCAAACTGCTCTGAAGCCCCCAGAACCCACGACTTTTCACCACCATAGAACGCCCAATCCTGGCAGTTCTTCATGGTCTTGAAAGGCTTCTCGAAATACTTCTTGCTGTCCAGAACGCGGTTGGTCCACTGCTTGACCAGCTCCTCGCGGGCCGGATCCGGGTCAGGCTTCTCGTTCTCGGACGTGCCCTTGGGCTCGTCTGGCGTCTGCGAGGCGTTCATCGGATCGGTGATGCTGGTCGGATCAAGCTCGGACATTGGAGCCCCTTATGACTGGGAAACCCAGTTGATGGCGTCGATGCCGGCCACCTTCTGGGCGTCCGTCTTCGTGGAATCGGCGACGATGGCCGCGATCTCGCTCTCGAGGGTCCTACAGGCGGTGACGCACTGGCCAACCCATGCGAGGCAGGCCTTGGCGTCCGCCATGGACATGATCGCGGAGTCCGCGCCGCTGGCCAGCGTGAGGGCCGCGTTCGCCTGGCCCGACGGGTCCCACTTCGCGGAGATGTTGGCCGAGCACGACTGGTGCAGATAGGTCAGCTTCTGCGCCTGGGCGTCGGCGACGCTGAAGACGGGGACGATGCGCCCGAATAGGACGGAGACGGTGCCTATCGTGTCGCTCATGGGAAGCACTCCAGTTGCATCCACGTCCCGTTATAGACCGGATTCGCCGCTTGGCAGGCGCAGTTCAGTTGAAAGTAGTCGCCCGCCACGACGGGGATGATCGGGTTGCACTGCTCGCCGGTGTAGTAGCCCGTGACGGCGACCTGCGGCGTTATGCCCGCTCCGTTCTTCAGGACCGCGCTCCACCAGTTGATATAAAGGTTCCCAGTAAATGCTTGATAGATGCCCGCCGTGACGCGCGCCTTCGTGAACCCGGCGGGAACGACGAGTTTCGTGTTGTCGCCCGTGGTCCACATCCCCGAGACGTCTTGGTAGTCGAGGGTGTCGAGGGCAATGTTCGTCCCCGGAGAGGAGACCGTCGTGTTGCCGGTCGCGTGCGCAAGAGCCCTTGCGGTCGTGAGGGCGTTGTAGCGCTTCGCGGTGCCCGCGGCGACGTGCCAGATGGACTCGATCCCGAGCGGGATGGCGACGTTGCCGTTCGTAGCCGAGAGCGAGACCGTGGCGCCGCCGGTGGCTGAAGCCGCCGTCGCGTCGATGAAGTAGAAGCCGTCTCCGGGAACCGCCAACGTCAGGCCGCCAGAGGCAACACCTGTCAGAACCAGGTGGTCAATCCCGTTTGTGATGGAAGCGCTGCCGCCGCTGAGATTGATGGTCTGGCTGGGGACGGGCGTATAGGAGCCACCGCCGCTGCCCCCGCCAGCCGCCGGAATGGGGCTGAACATTATCAGGCCTCCATGATGCGGATATTCCCGCCGGTGCTGGCCGCCAGCACGCTGATTTTGGAGCCAATCGGGACCGTATAGGCAAAATAGGTGCCGCCCTTGGCCAGCCAACTGGTGTTGGTGGCCGTCGGATTCGTGCCGACTGCCACATAGACGTCCGTGTCGGCGAAGAACTGGACGATCTCAGTGGTAGCCCCCAGCGTAATCTGAGAGGCGCTTCCCGTATAGGCGTGCGTCGAAACGCTGCCAAACGGCATGCACTGGATTGCGTCGCCCGGTGCCTGGCCGCCGTCCGGAAGTGGCACATAGTCACGGCGAAGGGTCATGGCTGGGGCTCCGTTCTGTTTCGTGCTAAATGAGAGGCAAAACGCCTAAAAGCCCTTGTGGGCTTCCGCGAACTTGCGGGCGCGCTCTTCGGCCCGCGTCTGAAACATGATCCAGTTGATGATGTTGTGCTGGGGGTCGGGCTCGATTTCCAGCGGCTTGGAACCTGCCACACCACTCCCCCTGAGCTGACGCTTGAGCCCCTGGCCGAACAAACTCATGCAGTCCACGAAGTCGTCGTGCTTGCCGTTCGGGAACTTGAGAAGCTCGGTCCGGGCCGCCGGCCACCAGTCAGCGTGCTCGGGGAACATGACCATCCCGGTGGAACACCTGGCCAGAATCGCCTGGGAGCGGACCACCTTGTCCTTGGTGCTGGCGAACTCGCTGAAGTTCACGTGCACCCGGCGCTCGGACATGCGCCGCCGCAAATAGCTCATGGCCACCTTGGGCAATGGTCCCTTTTCCCCATAGACCACCAGCGGCTTCCACTTGACGCAGGCATCCAGCATCTTCTCGACGAACTTGTCCAGATCGTGCTTGCCCCAGACCGCATCCAGGAGCCACAGCTTGCCCTTGTCATCCACTCCACTGACCAAGAAGCATTGGTTGTCGGCGGTTTGGTCCCCGCTGGCGGCATAATCGACCGACCCATAGATCCTCAGACCCTTGGGCAACTGCTTCTCGCGGTACTCCTTCAGGTGCTCCGCCCGGAACAACACGCCGTCGTCGGGGACGGGCTCTTGTTGATACAGACACTGGAAGGCGCGCGGGTCCGTGCCGCGCATCTCGTCCATGAAGTCCCGGTCGTACATCTCGGGCCACAGCGCGTCACCGACGTTCTTTCCCATTCGGGTGGCAAGTTGGGCGTCCCGCTCCTCGAAGATGGCGGGCAGGCGCAGGTATTCCCATCGCCCGGCCTCTTCACTTTCCAGAATCTTCCCGATCAGGTCTTCCTCGTGCCACCGGGTGGCGATGACCACGATCCCGCGGTTCTTGCCGGCGGCCTGGCGACTCTTCAGGTCCTTCTTGAACCATTCCCACAGCTTGTTGCGCTCGGTTTCGCTGGCGGCCTCCTCGGCGCCCTTGAACGGGTCGTCAACTACGATCAACTCGCCCCTCCTACCGGTCAGCGCTCCGCCCTTGCCCACGCTGGCGATGTACCCGCCCGTGGACAACACCAGGTTATCGACAGCCTTGCTGCCCCCGCTCAAGCTGACCCCAGGGAACACGCTTTGATAGGCCTGCCACTTCAGCAACCTGCTCAAGGGCAACCCGAACTCAGCCCGTGCAAAGGTCTCTGAATAGCCCACCAGCAAGCACCGGCGCCTCGGGTTCCTGCCGATGAACCATGCGGGGAACAATCGGGTGCACAGCTGGCTTTTGCCGTGTCCGGGGGGCATGCTGATCAGCAGCCTTTGAATCTCCCCCCTTTCCATTGCCTCCAGGCGCTCCGCGATCAACTCCAGATGCGGGGCCACCTTGAAGTCAGTCAGGGTTGCGTCTTCCTCGTCGTTCAAGCTGGGCGTCATGAACTTGCAGAAGTCCAGCAGCGAGCCCTCGGCCTTCTTGATGGCAACCAGGCGCTCGGCGGCGGCCACCGCCCGCTCGATGGTCTCCTTGTCGGCCTTCTCGAAGTCGATCTTGGTCAGATCGAGATCTTCGTCGGGTGCCGCCTTGACTGGCTTCTTGGCCATCTTCACAGCCCGCAAATGGCCTGGGGGCTCCTGGCCTTGCCGTCATAGGGCGTGAACCACACGGGGCCGCCCCAGGTGGTGCCTCCGTCGTCGGTCCAGCTGAGATACTGGCCAGTGCCCAGCCAGATTCGCCCATACGAGATGTCGAAGAACGTATTGCCGCTGGTCGGGTCGTTCTTGCGGGCCGGGTTGCTGTGCCCTGTCCAGTTCATGCCGTAATCGCTGGACACCTCCAGCTCGACCGTGGAGCCCTTCTTGTCGGTCGCAACCAGCATGGTCTTGGCGTCCACCGCCGAGATGGCCAGCCCGATGTTGCCGTAAGCCGCCCCCTTGGAATGGTCCGTCCAGGTAACCAGATCGGCAGACTGGGCGATGCCAAAGCTCTGGCCGGCGACCACACCGCAGTCCTTGCCGCCGGCGGCCGCACCGGTCACATCCGCGCCGGTCGAGTCCACGAACGACAGGGAGAAGTCCGCAACGCCCATGACCATCAAACTCGGGGCATCGACCGTTCCCAGGACCTGGATCTTGACGCTGGAGGTGTTGGTCGGCAGCGTTCCGGTGATCGAGAAGGCCGTCCAGGAGTTCTTGGAGTTCTGGTCGCTGGAGAAGGTCGGCGTGGAGATCGTGGCTCCCGTCGAATCATAGCAGACCAGCTTGATATTCAGTTGGCAGTGGTAGGTGCCGCTCGCTGACGCCGAAACCACGCTGCCGCCCAGCGTGAAGTTGATATGCCCTGCCGCGATGTTGGCGGCCATTGAGCTTGGCAACGTCAAGGTGCTGCTGATCCCAGGCGAGCCGCCGTAAACGTTCGATTGACAGGCAAACTTGGTCTTGCCGGACGGGAAGGGGTTGGGGGCGTTGCCCGCGAACGTGTTGGGCGTTTCCGCGACGCCGCCAGCCGTCGTGTCCACATATGCCCAGCGGTCGGAGTATCCCGGATAACCAGAGTTTCCGGTCATGGAATAGTCCATGAACCATCCGCCCGTGTGCGTCCAGCCGGTCAGGCCCAGGAAAGTCCCGTTGATGTCCGGCGCATAGGTCGCGCTGGGGGTTCCGCTGTTCAAGCTGCCATTGGGCAGGCCGCAGAAGGCGTTGGGGAACATCTGGACGGCCAGATTGCCGCTGGGTGTCCAGGGACCGGATGGAAACGCTGCGCCCGCCGACACGATCTTTTGGCCAGCCGCTCCGCTGCCTACCACGACCCAGGGCTTGGTAAGGCCCGGCTGGTAGAACAGGCTGGTGAAGCCACTCAACTGGCCACCCAGATTCGTGCTGAGAAAAGTGGCCAGCGGAATCGTCGCCCAGGACACGCCGTCAGACGAATAGGCAATGCCGGTGTCGCCCACGACCACGAACGTGCTGCCGTCCGTCAGGACCTTCTTGCAGTTCATGCCCAGATTGGCCGTCTGGGTCCATGAGGGCGAGGCCGAGGTGGACTTGACGTTGGTTCCCACCCAGATCTTGCCGGTGGCCTCCGCAACCACGATCCGGCCGCCGGCGGACGCCGCGTCCTTGCCAGCGGTCCACAGGCCGGAGAACTCGGCAACGCCGCCCGCCTTGGCCAGGCCGTTGGCAGCGACCATCGCGTAGCCGTCCGGGAACAGCACGAAGTTATTCAGCTCGGGCGAGGACTTGGTGGTCGGGTTGCTGGGGGTGCCCGCCGCCGTCGAGACCGAACACGAATAGGACTGGGTGGCGGTTGCCGTCGCCGTTCCAGTGCCGTTCGAAGCCTGGACGGTGAACTTATAGGTCCCTGGGTCGGTTGGCGTGCCTGTCAGGGCTCCGGCTCCACTCAGGGTGATGCCTGGGGGCAGGCCGTTGTCGGTAACCTTGGGATTCGGGTTGGGGACGATTGCAAAGGTGGTCCCCGTCATCGTGCTGGCGGTAATCTGGACCTTGGGAGGGGTCCCGGTGCCGTAAGCCGTGCCAACCTTGCCGGCGGGGACGCTGGTGGTCGTGATGGTCAGGGGAGCAGACGCTCCAGGGGGAGTTTTGTTGTTGTTGGTGCCGCCGCTGTTGCCGGTTCCGCTCAGCGGCAGCCCGCCGCCCCCCAGATTCACAGTCGTGCCGCCTCCGCCCGTGCTGGGGGCGGAAACGGCCATGATGCTGATCAGGAATCCAGCGGTCAGAGTCTGACTTCCGTTCGTGGCGGTGATGTAGACCGTGCTGTCGCCGGCTGCCGACGGCGTGCCGGTGATTGCGCCGTCCGCGCTCATCGTAATGCCCGTCGGGAAGCCCCCAGAAGCCACGGAGAACGTGGTTCCGGTCAACGACGCGCTGACTGCCGTCGTGTAATAGGTCCCAGCCGTCCCGGTGGGCAGTTTCGTGGTCAGAAACGTCAGCACATTGCCGCTGGCGCCCGATCCGCCGCTGCCCAGGGGGCCCGCACCTCCCAGAACCGCTACCAGCTTCTTTCCCATGCTCAGCGCACCTTGACAGCGATGGTCAGGCCGTCCGCGAACAACTGGAAGGCCAGGACGCTCCAGCCCGTGGAGTTCAAAGTCGGCATCGCCGACGTCGTGGAGCCGCCCCAGTCGGTTCCGGCCGGCCAGGAGTGGGTGAAGGCCCCGGCATTCTCCAGAACCATCTCGAGCGTCCAGACTTCTCCCGCCGGGGGCAGGCCCGTGAAGGTCCAGTTGACGCTGCCGGCGATGGTTCCCCTGATCACCATCCCATTCGCAGGGTCAATGGCGACGGTCCCAGAGACCGAAGCGCCCAGATCCACGAAGGTATCGGCAGCCTTCTTGGTAACCAGATTGGTCTGCGTGAAACCGCCCCAGTCCTGGTTCTGGTCGCACCGGGCATACGATGCGCCGGGCACAATCGTGATGTTCACGGCCTCCAGAACGGTTGCGGTGGAGTCGATTCGGACGGTATAGCCCGCCTTGCCGCTGAAAGAGCTGAAGGCATCAGTCAGAGCCTTGAAATTCGTGCTGGCAGAAGGCAGCGCCTCGGTGGTAACGCCGCTTCCGTCCGGGGAGACGACCAGAACCTGGCCACCCAGACCCGTCCAGGAGTGCGGCATGTCCAGCAACTGCCACGCATACAGGGCGCCGCCGCCCGACACGTAGGTATTGCCGCCCCCACTCCCCGAGCCGCCCGTTCCGGTGCCCGAATACGTGCCGCCGACGCCGAAATATGCCAGGACTTCCGGCTTCAGCTGGACCAATCCAACCGACTGGTTGGCCAGTTGGCCGTCGTCGCGCTGGATCAGTGCCAGGTTATAGTCTACCTGGTCCAAAGACACCTTCAGGGCGTTGAACTCGCTGTCCAGCTTGTCGGCGGGCGGGTTGGCGCCCGGATTCGAGCCCTCGTAGCCCGAGAAGTTGAACTGGCGGCTGTAAGGCGTCGGCTGCATGTCGGGGCCCTCGGGTGTTTCAGGCTAAATCAGGCAGGGGGGTGCCTTTTGCCCAGTCAAGATCGCGTTGCCGGCGGTAAGTGCCGCGGCCTTTGCCGGGCTTTACCGTTCGGGGGCGAAAGGTAGGGGTCCGCAGCGCTCGGGCTACCGGATTGCGCTTCCTGGGGGCGCTGTCAGAATGCCTCTGGTTGCTCATTAGAAGGCCGTACGCGGGAGTTGGGGTGCTCCCGCTATATCAGCCCATGCAGGCCTCTATGAAGGCTTGCGCGACTTGCGGGACGATCGCGTTGCCGTAGGCGCGCAGTCGTCCCACGCGTCCGGGAACCCCATTAGCCAGCGGGAATGTGCCGGGCTCAACTGACCGCCACTTTTGATCCCGGCAGAAGAGCCAGTCAGCAGATGCCCAGTCGCCGTTAGTCGCGCGGGGCCGGACACTGACGAGACCAGCTTGGTGATCGTCGCAAGGTGCGTGGACTTCTCCATCGGCCTGCCCGTCATCATCGGAGTCCCAAACTCCCCGTCGTGGGCCTTGCAGGTCGGCCAGCCCGCCATCGCGGCAAAGTCCCTCAGGTCGTTCGCATGCGGACCCAGAGCCCGCGCCATCGCCTTCTCCGGGTCCTTGTATTCCCCTCCCGCCGCCACCTTGGAGCAGGGTGTCGGCCAACTCGCCAGATTGGCCTGCCTCGGCAACTGGTCCAGCCGTTCCGTCCCGTCCGAGCGCGGCTTGATGTCGCATCCCGTGTCCTTCCAGTCGCGGGTGGTTACCGTTGTCCAGCCCGTCTTTGGCGCACCAGTAGAGCCTTTGCCGGATGTGCGGAGCACCGACGCCCGCAGCGCACAAATCTGCCGACCCGACGGCGTAGCCCTCTCCTTCCAGGTCAGCCGATACAAGGTCGAGCCAAGCGAGGCCGTCTTTTGACGCAACCTGCTCGCCAAAGACGATTGCAGGGCGGCACTGGGAGACCAGCCAGTGGAAGTGGGGCCAAAGGTGCCGCTCGTCAGCAAGCCCTGCTCCTTTGCCTGCGCAGCTGAAAGGTTGGCATGGGCAGGAGCCCGTCCACACCGCTTGGTCGTCTCCCCATCCTGCAAGGCGCAGAGCCCTTGACCAACCGCCCAGGCCTGCAAAGAAGTGGCACTGGGTGTATCCCAGAAGTTCGGCTGGCTTGATGTCCCTGATATCGCGCTCATCGACGTGCCCCCCCCCTGCTATGTGTCCCGCTTCGATCAGATTGCGGAGCCACTGCGCCGCAAATGGGTCGATCTCGTTGTAGTAGGCCGCCATGGTGTCCCCCATCCAGTTGCCCGATGGGGATGTCTGTTCGTTTTGGCGGATGACCCGTGAGGGGGTCGAGTTATTTTGGAAAGGTAGAAATTTTCTCAGCGGGCCTTGCAATCGCCACCGAGCCAGGGGTCGGGTCCGCCACCAAGGGTGGGGGCCGGGGCCGCCGCGGGCCGGGCCCAGGGCCGGCCAAGGGCCATGCAAGGGCGGCGGCCCCGCCGCCGCCTTGGGGCGCAAGGGCTTTGGAGCTTGGAGCGGGGGCGACTGACGGGCGACTATCGGACTATTGGTAAAAGATTGGTGAATCTCTTACGATCTCGTTCCCGGAATGCCCCTTAATCGTTCAAGATTTCGGAACATTCGCTCGCTGTGACGTCGATGACGGGCGAGGACTGGATCGCCATGGCTTGACGGCCGCGAGAGGCGAGGTCCATCAATTGCTCGACAGTCCATTGACTGATCGGCTTGCTATCGCCTTGATTCTGTTCGTCTTTTTCGGGGATCAGGCGGCCTATTTGAGCCAATTTTGAGGCGGCGGCTACCCTGGCTGACTCGTTGCGGCCGTTTCGGGCCACGTCAAGCAACGTAGCCATGGCGCAAGCCTTGCCTTCTTCAACCATAAGCAAAACGCGCTCATCCACGGCGGCGCGAACGGCGGGCAAGCGCAATAGGCCATAAGCGGATTGCGCTGGCGAAGAATAGCCTGCCCGCTCAGCGGCAAGGGATCCTTGCCCCCCACACTGGACATACTCCACCACAAAGCGGGCCTGCTTGGCCGTCATGCCGTCGGGCCCCGTGAATCGGGGGCCATGGCGCACTGCTAAATTCTTTGCCATTTCCCATCCATTTCTTTGCGCTTTCTGTGATCCGCTAGGGCGGCCCTTGCGTAATACTATATGGATGCGCCGCAATGATGCGGGGCCCAAAGTGGAGAAAAAGAAAATGACCAAGATGGACCGGAATCACACCAACACCTACTACGCGGGCCCCTTCTCCAACAGGGATAAGGCCCAAAACAGGCTCGAAGACTATTGCGCGGCAGGGCTGATCCACGCCAATGACCTGCCCAAGGTCAGCAAGCTCCAAGGCGGGTACTGCATCCTGGTCGATGTCAGCCCCATCGAGTAGGCCCCGCCGAGATACCCGGCGCGCCGCGCCCTCCACCCCCAGACCGGATCGCCGGCTGGGGGCAAGGGGGTACCGGGACGGGCCCGGCAAGCAAGGGGAACAATGTCATGCAAGTCAACGGATACGAAATCGGACCAAAAGCCAACCTAAGGGGGGCCAACCTTAAGGGGGCCAATCTTGTTGGGGCCGACCTTCGGGGTGCCAATCTGGTTGGAGCTAACCTCAGCAAAGCGGATCTTTCGGGGGCCGACCTACGGGGGGCCGACCTTAGCAAGGCCATTTTTTGGAGGGCCGACCTGACGAAGGCCAACCTTGGCGGGGCCGAAGTTTACGCAGTGGACTTCACAAAGGCATCGCTTTCGGGGGCCAACTTCGAGGGGGCTTATACGGATCGGACCGTTTGGCCCTGACAAAGCGGCAAGATCCAAGGCGGCAAAGCCGCCGGCCTACCCCCGGACCCCGCAAGGGGCCGGGGGATCAGGGGTACCAAGGCAAGCTTTGGCAAGGGCCCCCAGGGGGCAAGCGGCAAGGGGCAAAAAAGCGTAAAAAAAAGATGATCCAAGGGCCCCGCAAGTACCAATAACTATATGAGACCGGCGCGAATCAACCAAAGCCGGCGCAACAGGGAGAGAAAAAATGATCATCGAAATCCGCCACTTCGGACCGACCAACATCAAGGGATCTCGCTACAAGGCGATCGCGATTCCTACCGGCCAATCCCTCACGGTTCCCCATGACTACGCGCTCGGAAACGAGGCCAACGAGAAAGCCGCCGCCCTTGCCTTGGCAAGCAAGCTCGCAGGAACCGACGCCTTGGAGGTCAGCAGCATCCACACCAACGGAAGGACGAGGACCCAAAAGGAGTCCAGGGTCGCCTTGGTTCACGGAACGACAGGCCATGCGGAAATGGCGCTCAAAGCTGCCGACCAGTGGTAAGCCCGAAACCTAGGGGGCCTCGCGCCCCCGATGGTCCCGGAGTGAGGCTCCGGCTGACGAGGGCAACCACTCGCAGAAAAACAAAGGGGAGAAAAACATCATGGAAAACGAAAAGATCTACAGCTTCAAAACGGCGCGCTTTTCCGTGGAATGCGTCGTGGAACCCGAAGACATGGACCCGGCGGACGCCTTCGAGTTTGAAGACGACATCGAAAATGTCCGCAACGGGACGTGGGAATGGTTCCAAGTCCAAGTCTGCGTCCGCCTCGATGGGAAGAAAATCGGAACCTCGTATCTTGGCGGATGCGCCTATGTGAAGGCGTCGGACTTTCTGGAAAGCGGCGAGTTTCACGACATGGTGCGCGAGGCCGTAGCCGAATCCCGCAAAAACATCCGCCCGGCTCCTGCCATGCGTCTGGCTGCCTAACCAACAACAAAGCCCCCGGAATCAACCGGGGGCACCCTGGGGAGGGGACTACCATGGCTAGATTCGAAATCTTCGACACGCGTTCCGGCTGCCGCGCTAGTGGCCAGCTGTTCGCAACCCGCGGCAGGGCGCAAGCCAAGGCAGACGCGCTGGCCTATCACTACGGCGCCCCGGTCTATGCCGTCCGGGAATCCAACGCCAAGCATGAAACGCCTACTGCCAAGGCCATGCCATTCTCATGGCTTCGCCTGCGGCGGGCATCATGAGCGCCGCGGCATCGCCCTGGGAGGGCAACCCTTGGGAGGTCTTGACCCAAGGCCAGCGCTGGACGGCGGAACTGCTGTTGCGCGCCATGGCTGATGGCAAGGCTTACCCGGCTCACCGATACGATTCCGGCGAGCTGGACATAGCCGGATTCCGCGAGCACTGCTCCGCGGTCCCTGCCATCGTCTCAGACTGGCTGCAATGGTCCGGGGCCATGGACCTAGACCACGACGGGCAGGGCGGCAGTCTGGTCTTCGTGACCATGGGCGGATCGGCCCATCGTCGGATGGCGGCAAGGCGCCTGCTGGAATCTTTGGAAGGGAGGGCATGACATGAGCGCGACACGATCCGAATTCGAAGGCTGGCAGGGCTGGCCACAGACTTCCCCGGATGGCCTGGGGCAGGTGTTCACGGCGCCGGACAGGCATGCGCAGGTGATCAGGACGAATGCCGGCCTGTATGACGTGCAAGCCAACCGGGGCATGCTGGAAGTGCCCAACGACTGCACGGCTTTCTTCGCGCTGGACAGCCGGGGATGGCGGACCTTGGCCAATGGCCCGGACGGGCTGGCGTTCGAGCTGCCGGGCGGCGGCCTGTCGGTGGCTCCGAACGGGGCCATGGTCAAAGTCCATGCGGATGGACCCGACGCGGGCCCCATCGTGATCGAGAATGGGTCCAGGGCGATCATGCTGGCCAAGGACGGGACGGCGGCAGTCGAGACGGACAGGCTGGCTGGTACCTTTCGGTTCAGGACTGGCCACGGGCTGAGCCTGTCGGACTTCATGGGAGGCGATGACATCTGGCACGACTGGACCCGCGTCCGGCCCTTGCGCTTCCAAGTCCGGCAGGACACCGGCATAGAGGTTGGCGAGGAGAATGCCCAGCTGTGGAAGGAGCCGGGCCGCCCTTGCGTGGGACTGGGCCGCGGGGCACAGGTGATCTGCCACGGGCCCGGACCCGTCCGAATCACCATCCAAGCGGGCGAGCAACCATGCTGGGTGCCTACGCCAGACGGGACATACGCGGAGATCCCCCCACGCGCCACGGCGACGCACGACCTGCCCATGGTTGGCGGGCTGTCCACCCATAGGCGCATGGACGAGCTGAGGCAGGCAGCCAAGGAGCAGGCGGACCCAACCGCGGCGGCCATCCAGGAGATGGCGCGGCGCCACAAGGTAACCATCCGCAAGCCCGTGGGAACGTTCCCGCCCGTAGAGGCGGCGCCTGCCAAGCGCACCAGCGGATTGGCCAAGGCCATCTGGTCTCTGATCCCGCGGCAGAAGGGCAACGTCCGCGAGCTGTGAGCCGACGATCCTTGCGGGTCTTCGTCCCGAATGGTACGACATATCAAGGGACGGGACGAGACTCGCAGGGAGCACAGGCCATGGCTAGGGTTATCGACTTCACGGCAGACGCCCACAGCACAAGCTGCAAGGTCCATGGCATGACGTTCGACGCAACCATCCGCTTCGAGTTCAAGACCAAAGCCTATACCTGCACCAGCCTGGAAGGGCATTGGACCTGCACCAAGGACGGCATCTTGGAGGCGCTGCAAGCTGTGGCGGACTACCTGGGGGACACGATCCGCGATCCCCATGGCGTGGTCCTGATGTTCGCCAAGGTCTGCATCGGCGAGCCGCTGTCGGGGCACGAGGCGATGCGCATCAAGGCCGGCATTGCCCCCAGCAATCTGGACATGCCGTGAGCCTGGGGCAGGTGATCAGATAGCGCGAGCCCTGACCAGCGCGGCAACCTCGCGCAAGCCCTCGGTGATCAGGTGCGAGGCCTTCTGGCGAGACACTCCCAGCATCTCGCCAACCTCTTTGAGCTTGTCGGTTGCGTCTGGGTCGGTCCTGAAATAGCGAACCCACAGCGCACGCTTCTGGGCTTTCTCCAAGCAGGCCAGGGCATCCTGGGCGCGGGCCTCGGACCGGCGGGCAGCGACCTGGGCAATGGGTGCGTCGGCAGCTCCCGCGGCCTCCCATCCATCCAGGGCTTCGATGTCCACCCGAACGGGCGGCGCGGGCCGCTTGTCCTTGGGTGTCCGGCGATTCCTGATGTTGCGGACGGGGCCCGCCATCCTGCCGGCATAGTTGGCAAGGGCGCTGTGCATCTGTCCATAGAACCAGACATGCAGCTCGGGGTATCGCTCAGGATCCCAGCGCGGCAACTGCTCAACCACCAGCTTGGCCAACTCGGCACGGATCTCCTCCTCATCCAGGAAGCGGAACCTGCCCCAGACAAGCCCGCCGATGCGCGGCTCCAGGGACGCGATCACGGCCATGATGGCGTCGGGGTCTCCTGCCTTGGCTGCCAGTGCCGTGGCCACACCTATGGGTGCTCGTTTCATGTGCAACTCTCCTTTGGGAGGCGATTCTGCCTATAATTTGGGCACCGAGTTGGATCTACCATAATAGTTCCAAACGGGGGGGTGTGGCCGTGTTCCGTGATGTTCTTGGAAAGTTCTCGGTTTGAGCAGGGGTGCCACACCGTGCCACACCTGTACAGGAGAGTCCTTCCAGGAAAAAAAATTTCTAAGTACATGAATTTTTTTTTCTCCATAGCTATCTCTGGAAAAGGTGTGGCACGTGTGGCAGGTGTGGCACGGCTGGAACAGGCGGGGAACGAATCTGAGGGCCCCGCCCATCCCACACTTCCCCCGAACGGAGATCAACGGACCACCTGGCGGGGACTGACCGTGAGGCCCCGAACCTTCTGGGCGGCGATCGTCTCGGCAGCCGTCCGGTCGGCCTCGCGGTTGCGCAGCTCGATCCCCGCTCGCTTGGCCTCGGCCAAGATGCCGGCGGCCCTGGCTAGACGCTGGGTCATCGCTACCACCCACGCATGGACCCACTCGATGGCCGCCTGAATCGCCGCCATGATCGCCGCCTTGTCCTGGTCGCTGACGCTGGGCGCCCACAGGAACAGCTTGGTCCCGTCCGCCGTCGTGTGTGCCCCAGTGATCTGGCCGCGGGCGTAAGCCTCCATGCCTGCCTGGCGGGCGCGGTTCATCCGGGAGATCCGCTTTGCCTCCTGGATCTCGGCCTCCCAGCGCTGGGCATCGGCTTTCAGTTGCCGCTGGTAGGCAGCCAGCTCCTCCTTCTCCTTGCGCTCGGCCAGCCAGTCAGCGCGAGCCAGCCTGGCGCGAGACGACGATATGCGCACCATCCCATGCTTGGAAGAGACGCAATCGAACAGATCGTCCTGCCACAGCTTCATCGCCTCGATGTAGGCCTTGCGCGGGTTCCCGTCCTTGGGGCAGGCGCGTTGCGCCACCCAGCCAGGGTGCGCCGCCTTGGCGTCCATGAGTGGGTTGGTGGCTGGGTCCATGATCGAGAGACAATGGACGTGCGGGTGCGACTCATCCAGGTGCTGGACGACCGACACCAGCTGGATCCCGCGGCGTGCGGAGTCGGCCTTGGCATAGGCCAAGATATCCCCCAGCCATGCGCGGTATCGGGTGGCAACGGCTGGGTCCGACAGAGCGGTGACCGGCTCCGGGAACGAATGGACAGCGCCTTCCAGCCGATGGCCATCCTTGCGGACGCGCAGGTTATGCCCGCGGCTGGCCTTGCGGGCGATCTCCTCGCGTCTGGTTATCTCAGCGGGGATGTTCGCTGGATCCATGCCGAAGATGATCAGAGGCGGCTTGGGGTTGGGTATGTGGTTCATGTTGCCCGGAGCTCTGGCCGCTTCCAGGCAGATGGATTGGTAGTTGCGCCCGGAGCGGTTGCCCTTGGCGCTGAAGGTTTGGATGTGGCCGAACTGGGCAGACATGGTTGAACCTCCCTGGCGGGGCCGACATTTCCAAGTAGACCGAAGGTCTGCATTTGGAAATAACAGTCGGTCAATACAAACTGTCCTCTCGTTTTAGATGTTATACTTTATTTCTGTGGTGGTGTTGTTTGGTCATGTTTTCTCCGGGTCAATGGTATCTGGTGATCCCATATGGTTGAGGTGAGTTGAGGTTGGGTTGGGAATGGAAGGGGGAGGGGTGGCAATGCCTGAGTACCAAGACAACCCGATGCCCGCATGGTGGCCGACACGCAACGAGGCCCGGCGTCTGGCCAGGCACGAAGAGCTGGTTGAGCAGATGAAGGCGGCGCCCAACCCTGCCCCGAACGGAGTCCCGGCATGGGGCGGCGGCGGTGGCAATGGCGGGGGCATCGTGGCTGCTGTTGCCGGCGGCAATCGCAGCTCCAAGCCCAAGCGCAAGGGCAAGGGCGGAGGCATCTGCCGATGAGCGTCTTCCAGCCCTGGTTGGACTGGTTCCAGCTGGATGAACACGGCTACGCCGTGGACAAGGTGCGCGCTCTGGTTGGCAGGTGGGACTTCTACGACCACGCCGAGCCCTGGCCGCCCTGTCTATACGACAAGAAGCAGCCATGGACCTGGTGCGTCTTGAACGGCAACCAGATGAAGCGCGGCACGGCAACCACGCTGGGAGAGGCCAGGGAAGATTGCGTCAACGCCGCGGGCGAGCTGTTCAGCGAAGCCCAGATGGAAGACTTCATGTGGCACGGGTTCCGAACGCCCGAGCATTTGCAAGACCGAGTGGAGGACACGCTATGACCGGAACCAACCATCCGATTGAGGCGCTGTGCGCCGAATACGAGGACGCCAAGTCCGATCTGAAAGCGGCCCAGGCCCGCATGAAGCGCATCCAAGGACTGTTAGATGAGACCTTCGCGCTGGAGGTCGAGGCGGCTCTGACCCGAACGGGAAAAGGCGCCGGCAGCGTCTCGATCTCCAAAGGAGACATCACCATCGAGGCATCGATCACCAAGAAGGTGGAATGGGACGCCGAGAAGCTGTTGCGGGCCCTGGACGACAACTGGGATGAGCTGAAGACGGTCGTGTCTCTGGAGGCGGGGATTCCTGAAAAGGCCTATGCCAAGCTGGTGCCCGAGAAGCGCGCCCTGGTCGATGATGCCAGGACGGTGAGATTCGGTGACCCAAAGGTGGCGCTGGTGCGAACCACTGGTGATGACCAAGAGGTAGCGGCATGACCATCCCCTTCCTGATCGTGGCTCGAGACCTGCACCCGTCCGGGCGGTTTCTGCTGATCGAGAAGTTCGACAGCATCGACGGCCCCAGGCACCGGGTCGCCACGGTCTGCGACAAGGAGTTCATGCTGGAGCGGCTCGAGATCATGCGGATGGAGCTGTGCACCTCGGATCACGAACGCATGGAGTTCACCAGGCGCTATGTGGCGCCGCTGGAGAAGGAGAAGGGGCCATGACCAGACCAGACATCGAAAATATCCGCGAAGCCTACACCGAATGGGAATGCAACCTGTGCAAGTGCAACGGATGCGATAACACGGAAGAGATTGCTGGGTTTGTGCCGGACCTGCTGGCCTACATCGCCGAGCTGGAAATGGTCATGAAGGCCCTCAGGCAGCTTCATGACTTGGCGGCGGGGTATCCGTTGCGGGATGACGCTCCATGACCTCCGACGAGCGCTTCGACAAGCTGGATGCCTGGTTCGCCCCATACGAGCCGTGGTTCCTGGGCGTGTGCTGGGTTGGCATGGCCATTGCGACGGCATGGACCATCTATGGCATCGGGCCCATCATCGCCTATCACTTCGGGTTCCGGTGATGAGCCCCGAGCTCCTCGGCCTGCTGTGCCTGCTCGGATTCTTCGCGATCCCCAGCATGGCGGCTTGGTTGCTGGCTGACAAAGACGACGAGGAGGAGGACCCAGAATGATCGTGCCGCTGTGGAGCCGCCTCTTCGTCGGCACCCTGCTGTTCCTCTGGGTCTGGTGCATCCAAGAGGAGGTCATGTTCCCGATTGCGTGCTACCTGCTGGTAGCGTCCGCCGTATACCTGCTGCCAGATGAACACGCGTCCTGATCCCGCGGATCTGGACATAGTCCAGGACTCGGACGGGGCGCTGCGGGCCCCTACCAGCCACGAACGCATGGAGAAGATCCGGGCGCAAGCTCGCGTCCGCGAGTGGATGCTGAAGGAGAATCCCTATCTCCGGAAAACAATATTGGCGCTGGACTGATCATTTCTGCACCAACCGCCAACAATGAATCCATATGTTTGTCGGGGGCCGGGGTTGCGCGTTGAGACGACAGCGTGAGCCAGAAGAGCGGAACCGGCCAGTCTCCCTCCCCATGCCGCTCTTCATCGTCGAGGGCCCCCTGCTGGAATCCGCTGGCAGGGGGCCTTTTCAAGAGGGAAGGGGGTTGCCATGGGTCTTCTGGTCATTCTGAGCTTGGCGGCAATCTGCGGCGGTCTGGTCCTGGACGTGGTGGCGTGGTTCGCCCGCTTCCTGATTCTGATCGGGGTCATCGGCTTGGTGGTGGTCGCCCACAGCGTCTACCTGTTGATGTGAGGTGGCGCCATGGGCGAAGTCATCATGCTGAATAAGAACAAGGTGGTGAACCACATCGAGGTTCGCCGCAAGGCGCTGGCCAGCCTGATGAGCACCTTCGTGGATTCGGCAGCCGCCATCCAGGGGGTTGCGATCATCGCCCAGCTGACGGATGGGACGTTCGAATGCGGCTGGACGCCGACCCAATCGGGAGACGCTCTGGAATACGTCGAGGCCCTGGAAAGGGACATGTTCAACGAGGCCGGCCCTAGGGACCTGGTGGACCAACTGGGCACGCCCGATCCCGAATATGACGTGCTGGTTGATGAGGTCGAGGAAGTCGGCCTGAAAGACGATGATTGATGGAACCGGCCCCCTTACGCCACGGGAGCGGGAGATTGGTCATTCGATGGCCGGCGTCATGGCCGGCGAGGCTTGCTTCTTCATAGACCGAACGGGAGACCACTACCAGCTGGGATGCGCCATCGAGGTGCGCGATGACGACCAGGAGATGGTCGAGATCGTGCACTCGCACGTTGGCGGCATTCTGTCCTATCGGTTGCCGCGCCCGAACTGTCCGAAAGGGGCCAATCCCAGCGTCGTATGGAGAGCCAGAGATCGCGAGTCGCTGGCCCGGATCGTCCGGCTCCTGGACGAGTGCCCGCTGCCCGGCAAGAAGCAGCGCGATTACCTGATCTGGCGCGAGGCCTTTGACGTCGCCGCCTGGAAGGACGGCGAGGCTCGCCGCGCCCGGATGGCAGACCTGAAAAAGGCCCTGCACATCGTCAAAGAATATCGCCCCAATCCAAATAACACGCGGGTCAATCAAGCAGCTTGAACCCAAATCCTGAGGGAACAACCAAGGGGGGTTCGTCATGACTGCAACCGTGAAGATGCTGCTGGCCGGGATGCCCGGCTCGGGCAAGACCAAGCGAATCGAGACACTGCCTGCCGACAAGTGCTATGTGCTGGACCTGGAGGCCGGCACGCTGTCCATCTCCCAGGAGTGGAAGGAGGCTGCCGGCAAGCGCGTGCTGTCAGTCGGCAAGGCCGCGGCACACTTCGGGCTGACCGAGTTTCAGATGTCCCAGTTGCTGGTCACCTGGATATCCGGGCCCGATCCCTCGGCGCCGGCCGGTGCCCCATACGGCAGCGACATGTACGCCACCGCCGTCAAGGCGATGGGTGGCAAGTTCGAGGACAAGTTCCCCGGCACGGAGTTCGTGGTCTTCGACTCGATCACCGAGCTGTCCAGGCGGTCGCTGACCTTCGCCCAGGTCCAGCCTGAGGCCTTCTCGGAGAAGACCGGCAAGCCCGACCTGAGAGGAGCCTATGGAATCCATGGCCGCCAGTTGGTCGCCATGTCCCAGCGCCTGCAAAGGGCTCCCTATAATGTGATCATGTCCTGCATCATCACCAAGGACAAGGAGACCGGCATGTGGGAGCTGGCCATGGACGGCACCATGGCCGCGCACGCCCTGCCTGGAATCTTCGACGAGGTGATCATCCTGGGCGTGTTCGAGCGCGAGAACGGCGGGGACCCGTATCGGGCCTTCATCTGCAATGCCCAGAACAAGCACGGCTTCACGTTCGCCAAGGACCGGTCCGGCACCCTGGAGACGGTCGAGCCGTCGCACCTGGGCAGGCTGATTCAGAAGATCCAGACGGCGCCCCAGCGCCCGATCTCGGATTACGACCTGCCGGAGGGGGTGTGACCATGGCCATCACCTACGACAACCTGAACCTGGCTGGTATCCGCAAGGGTCGCCAGTTCCAGTCGCCCGACCCGCAGTCCAAGGTCTACGGCAAGACCGAGGACGGCAAGTTCAACAAGGCGATGGCCACCAAGGTCTTCCATTCGATCAGGAACGACCTGATCAGGGAGGCCGCGGGCCGCTGGTATTCGGGCAAAAAGCCTGGCCAGCTTCCGCACCAGTGATCCATGGCTGGTGGTGGCCGTAGAATCTGGCAGGTGGTCTATCAACTGACCATGTGGATAACCTGCTGGTTCATCTGCGCCGGCGTAGTCCGGCACTGGGGGTGAGGGATGAGCAACATGGACGGGGACATCGTGGTGCTGGGCAGGGTGGCCCAGTTGATCGAAGGCCAGCCGCGGGCCACCGACGAGGACCTGATCAAGGCCTTTCGGGAAGGGATGGCAGTTGGGCGGGCTTCCGAGCTCCAAGCCTGCTGGGACCTGGCGGGCAACATGGAGCACGAGAGCCGCTTCCTGGGCAACCATGATTGGGACATGGGCTACCAGGCGGCCCAGGACCAGATCACGGACGCCATCGCTCTCAGGATGCTGGGATGAGCCCGCTCGCAAAGGCCTTCCTGGTTGGGAATCTGGTGGCCGTCGGCATGGCCGTGGCCTGGTGCTCGCTGGTCATGGAACTGCTGGGTGACCGCCGGGCCTACACGGCCCATGACCGGATGCGGGAGCTGGCCAAGAGGCGCCCGTTCTAGGGGGGCTGTCGGGGGACCTTGCGGCCCCCCGATACCCTTACGACCTTGAGTCTGCTATCGCCTGCTTTGACAGGAAGACAACAATCTCAGGATGGAACCGGCACTTTGTTCCTTTCGCGAACATCTCCCAGAACTCGTAAGCGTCAGCCTCGTTGTTCAGGTCGGAAGCGCCGATCCAGAAGAGGCTCTCGCCGCGCCGGTCGTAGAGGAAAAGCAATAAGCCTCCCGCCACTAGCCAAGCACGCTGCTTGATCGAGCACTTTTGTATCACGCTGTTCATGCGCTCTGCCAAAGTTCTCGTCTCTTCCTCGGGCACGAGATCCGCGCACACCGTGTTGATGAAAACCGTTCCGTTTTCCGATGCTTGCGCAATCGCAGCCACCAGGTCCCCAATCGGGCCGTACTTCTGCGGGTGGTTGTCGTTCGCCGCGGCGTTGGCGTTGGCGTTGGTCTTCCTAGTCCGCTTCGCGTTCGTCATGTCAAGTCTCCTGCGTTGATGTTTGATATCCCCACTTTGTGAGAGGGACCAAAGCATTGCTGCCGGAGGGGCCTTCCATGGACCTGGCGCCGGCAGTTTCGCCGAGCTGGCAGAAATGTCAAGCCGGTTGAAAAAAGTTTGTGCCAACGACCCCCCACGATTCCATATCCCCCTGAGGAAAGCAGAGGGGGGACAAGACATGTTGGACTTCGACGGAGCAATCACCCAGGGACCGATCCCGGACGGGACTTTGGTCTGGGCAACTTTCAACACCGATGGTGTCGAGCGCACTGGTGGCTCGGGCAACAAGTACCTGAAATACACCCTCAAGGTCTCTGAAGGCGCTTACGCCAACAGGGTGATCAACGGCGTGCTGATGCTGTCGGGCACCAACGCCAAGGGCGTGGACATGCGCAAGCAGACGATGGGCAAGATCCTGTCCCTGCTCGAGGCCAACGACAAGACGGCAGCCGACTTCCAGGGCAAGGCCCCGGTCGAGCTTAACGGGTTCCGCGGCGGCTTCAAGCTCAGCGTGGACAGGGACGGCCAGAACAACGTCCCCGACTGGGGCTGGCTAAGCCCCAAACAGGCTCCGCGCGACTGGGCAAGGCTGTGTGCTGGCGACTGCGCCCCGAAAGGAACACCCAGGGCCGCCGTCGCGGGCCGTCCCGCCGTCGTTCCGGTCATGGCCGCACCCATCGTTCTGACGGTTCCCGCCCAGGACGACTCGGACGACATCCCGTTCTGACAGGAGGCTGAGATGGAGGGGATCACGGAATCCAACGCGAGGGCCCTGATGCTGGCGGTGATAAACCAGCTGATCGTGGATGCGTGCTGGACAGAGCCGGGCCCCTCCCCCTCCTCGGGGGCCGCGAAGTGGCGCCGCGAGCAGGAGCAGGCCTGTGCGGATGCCAAGGACTTTCTGAGCGACGACCAGGCGATGCAACGCATCTGCGATCTGGCAGACGTTGACGTGGGTCTGGTCAGGACTGCCTACAAGCGGAGGGCGGCAGATGCTGGAGTTTGAGTGGGGCCCAAGGGACGTCACCGACCAGGTGCTGCCCTATCTGGATCTGGCCATTCTGGAAAAGCACGAAGCGGAGCCCCCGAGAGACTATTTGGGGGCTTCTGCCATTGGGGACCCGTGCGAGCGCAAGGTGGCCTATGGCTACCAGAACCGCAAGGATCCAATGGCCCGCCAGTTCCCGGCCAGGGTGCTGCGCATTTTTGACCATGGCCATGCCACCGAGCCCCGGCTGGCCGGATATATCAAGGACGCCGGGTTTGATCTGAGAACGACAAACGACGACGGCGACCAGTTCGGTTTCACGGCCTTTGGCGGCAAGTTCGCCGGCCACTGCGACGGTATCCTGTTGAGCGGCCCTGGGCTGGTCGGCTGGCCCCGGCTGTGGGAAGCCAAGAGCATGAAGGACGAGCTGTTCAAGCAGCTTGTCCGGGAAGGCGTCAAGAAAGCCTTCCAGACGTATTACGCCCAGATTCAGGTCTACCAGGCTCTGGTGACCGACTTCGGCGATCTGACCACGTATCCGGCGTTGTTCACGGCCCTGAACAAGGACACGGACGACATCCATTTCGAGGAAGTCCAGCATGATCCTGTGGAGGCGGCCCGGTGCATAGAGTTGGCCCGCAAGATCTGCAACATGGGCTGGGGCGCGGATGCATTCACGCGCCGCTACATGGACCAGAACGACTACAGGTGCAAAATGTGCAACTGGCGCCAGGCGTGCTGGAGTCCCTTCGAGGTCAAGCTGGTGCCGTTGGTGCTGGCGAATATGGATAGCCCACCCGACTTTATTTGAGCAGGTCGCGGGTCGTCTGGGAACGACGCACCCAGATGGATAGCAGAGGCGGTGGCTTCAACGGCCCCCGCCCGAGAGGGGGGTAAATCATGGACGAATCACCCAACATCGACCCGACCGATCCCGGCAACTGGTCGCATCCGGACTATGAGGCCATCGAGGCCTGCATGGCCGACATGGGCCCCGAGCCCATCGCTGTCCCCGTCAACCAGCCAGGCTTCACGGCTGACAAGGTGAAGGCGCTGGCGGACGCCGGCGTCGAGAACGTCATGAAGCCCGAGGTGCTGGGCTGGTTGAACGTTCTGAAGGCCCAGGACATGGGGGCCTATGTCGTCCTTCGTAGGGAGCTGAAAGCTCGCAAGGTCCCCATCACGATGATGGAGAAGGGCATGAACGCCGTGGCCCGCAAGCGCCCGGCGGAGACCAGCGACGCCTCCTGGATGTGCGGCCTGCTGCTGGGCAACAACGGGGTCCCTCAGCCGCTGCTGGAGAACGCCGCCGTGGCCTTGGAGCACGCCCCCGAATGGAAAGGGGCCATCGCCTGGAACGAGTTCACCAACCGGGCCATTCTGGTCAGGCCCGTCCCCCACACGCCGGCGGAGGGCTTTGAGCCCCGGCAGTGGAAGGACTGCGATGATATCTCGCTGGCAAGGTGGCTCCAAAGGAACGGCATCGCCACCTCGCCCGAGACAGCTGGCAAGGCGGTCCAGGAGGTCGCCCAGCAGTTCCGCTTCCACCCGGTCCAGGACTATCTGAACGGGCTGGAATGGGACGGCACGCCGCGTCTCGAGGGCTTCCTGCATGTCTGCTTGGGGGTCGAGGACACGCCTTACAGCCGCGCAGTCTCCAAGGCCTTCCTGATCAGCGCCGTGGCCCGCATTATGCGGCCCGGCTCCAAGGTGGACACGATGTTGGTCATCGAGGGCCCTCAGGGCAAGGGCAAGTCCCAGGCGGTGGAGGCGCTGTTTGGGTCCGAATATTACTGCGACACCCTGCCCGACATCCACGACAAGGACGCGATGGTCCAGCTGTTTGGCAGGTGGTGCATCGAGGTGTCAGAAATGACGTCTCTGAAGCGGGGAGAGGTCACGGCGGTCAAGGCCTTCGTTAGCCGCACCAAGGATTCCTTTAGACTGCCGTTCGGGCATCGCTCCGAGGATTTCCCGAGGAGCTGTGTGTTCTGCGCCACGACGAACGAGACCGACTGGAACAAGGACGAGACCGGCGCCCGCCGCTATTGGCCCGTCCGGGCCGGTGTCACGCACGAGATCGACATCGCCAAGATCAAGCGCCGCCGCAACGACATCTGGGCGGAGGCCGTCAAGTGCTGGCGGGACGGCGAGCCGTGGTGGTTCACGGACGAGGCCACCAAGCTGCTGGTGATCGAGGAGCAGGAGGACCGGTTTGACAACGACTCCTGGCATAACGACGTCGCCCAGTGGCTGGCCGACGAGAAGGCGAACGAGATCACCATGGGTCGCATCGCCCAAGAGGTCCTTGACCTGTCCATAGACAAGATGGACAAGCTGAAGCAGATGAGGCTGTCAACCATCCTGAAGGTCATGGGATGGACCAAGTGCCGGGTAAAGCGCAACGGAGTCCGGCTGATAGTCTACGTCCGCCCAGGGCACCAGCCAGCCGCAGAATAACCCGGAACGCCACGAAAACACCCATTTACCCCTCGGAAGTCCTCTTCCGGGGGGTATTTGCATGCTGTGGGTATTGGTCGTCATTTTCATGAACCAGACCGTGGCGATGCAAGCCATGCCCAATGACCAGCTCTGCGAGCGATTCGCCCAGCGCTTTGAGACAGCCCCCGACGTCAAGGCGGCCTACTGCACCAAGGAGATCGGCATATGATCGCGTTCGGAGACAGCCTGGCCGCTGGAATAGGCGCCGCGGCTGGCGCGGTCAATCTGGGAGTGGTCGGCTGGGGGCTGTATCACCACGACGTGCCGGCGCGCCTGGACGCCTTGCACGACATCTCCAAGTCCGGCGACAACGTTCTGATCAGCGTGGGCACGAACGACACGCCCGGCCCCGACTATGAGCAGCGCCTGGTGGCTCTGCGCATGTCGGTGTCTCCCCTGTCCAGGGTAACGTGGCTGGCCCCGCCGACCGGGTGCTGGGGCAGGAAGACGGTGGCCGCTGAGAAGATCACGCCCATCATCAACGCCATCGCTGACCGGTATGGAGACCGGATCATCGACGCGAACTCGTGCGATCACCGGCTGCGCGCCGACGACGGCCTGCACTTTACGCCAAGAGGCTATGACCTGATCGCGGACGCTGCCAAGGAGTCGTTCGCGCCATGACAGCCGCCCTGCGCATGGTCCTGCCGATCTACGGGATCCCCAAGCCCCAGAGCCGCCCCAGGCTGTGGGGGGGCAGGGTCATTTCCAGTGGCAGCCCGGACCTGCGTATCTGGCGCCGGACGGTGGAGCAGGCGGCCCGCTCGGCCTGCATCACGGCCCCCGACACGCTGGCCACGATCAACGAGGCGGCGGCCGCGGACGGCTACGAGCTGGAGCTGACTTTCTGCATGCCGACCAAGGACGCCAAGCGCCACGGCAAACCCCACACGATCCGCCCGGACACGGACAACCTGGCCAAGGCGGTCATGGACTCGGCCACGGACGGCGGCCTGCTGCCGAACGGGACGGATGCGGCGGTCGCTCGCCTGGTCGTCAACAAGGTGTGGGTGCCCCTCGAGAACGCCGGCTGCATCTTCGAGCTCCAAGCCGCAAGAATTCGCGACAAAAGCGCAATGTTTCCGCATAAATCCTGATCCAACCTGCTCAGTTGCACCAATAATCTAATGGGCAACGTTGAACAGGGGGCCATCATGGGACAGGGCAAGCAGGCACAGATCCTGACGGAAGCGCAGATCAAGCAGACGATGGACTATCTGGCCACGACCAGGCACGCGCTGAGAGACCGCGCCGTGTTCCTGCTGTCGGCCAGGGCCGGGCTCAGGGCGTGCGAGATCTCCCGCATCACCTGGAAGGCCGTCATGGGCGCGGATCGCAACATCGCCGACGTGGTGTCCCTGGAGAACAAGGGCACCAAGGGCAACAAGGGCGGCCGCACGATTCCCATGCACCCACAGCTTCGCAAGGCACTGGTGGACTACCGGGCCACGATTGGCATCCTGGAGCCGACCGACCACATCGCCGCCAGCCAGTTGGCCGACCACAAGAGCCCGCTGTCGCTGGCCGTGTGGTTCCACCGGCTCTATGCCAAGCTGGGCTTCCTGGGCGCGTCCTCGCACTCGGGGCGCCGGACCTTTATCACGACGATGGCCCAGAAGGCGCCGCTGTGCGGCGGCACCATCCGAGATGTCCAGCAACTGGCCGGCCACGCCGATCTGAAGACCACGATGCTGTATATCGAGGGCAACAGCGAGGCCAAGCGGGCGATGTGCGGGCTGGTTGCCTGAGGAGGTGGCTGGTCAGGCGTTGGCCAGCTCGTCCGCGTTCCACTCGTTTTGCAGGTGGTCGTAATGCTTCTCCAACATGGCCAGGCTGGTCTGGGAGTTCTTTGCGATCATCTGCGGCGGCAGCTTCGCCTGCATCAGGTACGTCAGATAGAAATGCCGCAAACTGTATAGGCTTAAAGGATCTCCGTCTTCGCTGGAGGTGATCTTGACTTCGACCAGAATCTTGCGAAACGCGCTGTTCATGCTGTGGGTGGTGATCGGCACAATCAAGCTGTCATCGTCCTTGGCCAAGTTGCGCAGCTCTTCCAGGGATCCGTCCGCCCGCCGGTTCGGGTAGATCGACGTCGTGATCTCGCGAGGCGCGCCCCGCTTGGTCCCCTTGCGGGTGGTCGAGCGGACCTTGAAGCGGCCGCGCTCTTCTGTGGGGTCCTGCATGAGGGCATCCACTCCAGCATCCTTGCGATAGATCACGTCCCGCCGGCGCAGCGCGACCAGCGAGGACGGGCGCATGCCGGACCACGCCAGCACGGTCAGGGCGTGCCACAGCCTGAACCTGCCCAGGGCTTCCCGGTCAGCCTGCCACGCGTCCGGAGGCGGCGCCATGGCTATCCGTGCATGGGCGATGTCCCTGGAGGCCTGCCAGCGGTGCTTGGCGGCTTCCAGAATCTGGGCGACTTCCGAGATCGTGAACGCCGAGCGGCGCATGGGGCTGGGGGGCACGTTCTCCATCTCCGGACGGTCCTGGGGGCGGATGCGCCCACGGCGGACGGCGTGATCGACGATACCACGGAACAGCGCCCGAAAGGTATTCTTGGTTGTGGGCGAGACGGTCGCCTTCAGATTGCCCCACACGCCGCCAGCGTTGCGCCGGTCCTGGAGCCAGTCATCCAGATCGCGCATGCGCGTGGAGGTGACATCCTCCAACAGGGTGCGGGGCCCGACGAACTCGCAAAGGTCCTGGGCCCATCTGGCCTTCTGGCGCAGATGCCGCGGCTTCTCTCCCGGCGCGTTCAGATCGGCGATGCCCAGGCGCTGTTGCTCGGAGGTAATGAACGCAAAGGCCGCCTCCTGGAAGGTCTCGTTGCGCACGGTGGTGCCCATGCGGACGCGCTTGGTGAAGTTTGCATACAGCTCCGAGGCCTTGGCCTTCGCATTCTCAAGATTGCTTGTGCCGGTTGAAGATTGCGTTTCCTCGCCGTCCACGTAGCAATAAAACACCCAGTTCCCGCGCTTGGAGTTTTTGCGTTGGAACAGGTATCCTCCGGGAATATTGACGCGCATCTGTGTCTCCTTGCAAATGGGCTTGCAAGGAGACTTGCAAGGTTGGAGACGAAATGCAAGCGTTTCTGGGCAGTTAGTGGTTGCTGAAAAATGGCTGGTCGTCTAAAAGTGGTCTGGGAATGGTCTGAAAGGCGCTGGAATCTTGGTGGCCAGCTGACTCTTAATCAGCGGGTCCACGGTTCGAGTCCGTGCGCGCCCACCATAAAAAGCCCCGGAATCCGCCAGATTCCGGGGTTTTCCTTGGGGGGCCTGCCTTGCAAATGCGGCTTGCAAGGTTCCTTGCAAGGTCAGTGGCGGACCTTGAGGGCCTCGATGGCCAGCACATGCAGCGGGCGCAGATCGAACGAGCGCAGCGGCATGTGCGGGAAAACCTTCTTGTCGCAGAACGGGATGTGCCCGGTGATCCACCGCTCGCCCATGTTGGCCAGCCAGTCCAGAGACGACGGCGAGCCGAGCTTGACGGCGGCGATCTTGCGCTCGGCCTTCTCCAGGAACTCGTCGTGCCGTGCCTTGTGGCTGCACACCTCGTAGAACGGCTGGCCGGCGGCGGTCATCGCCATCTCTTCCCGGTAGAAGTGCCCGATCAGGTATGCCAACAGCATGTCGCACAGCTCGGACGCGTGGTGCGGGTTCGTGGGGGCGCCGTCTGCCACGTCGTGCATGGCCGCCGTAAGGGTGCAGAATAGCCGGTGATCCTCGTCGATGATCGGAATGCCGGTTGCCATGGACTCGTTCCAGATGGATTGCGACTTACCGATCATGGCCGTCCCCTCCCTATGCGAAATACCTTGCCCGGCGCAGCCAGCCCGTCAAAAAGCGTCCCTGGGAGGGGTCGTTGGCGACGATGGCTTGCAGAAACTTGATGCGCCGGTCCACCAGGGCATCGTTCAGGGACAACGGGTCAACGGCGGCCGCCGCCGCCACGGTGGCAGGCCCCAGGTCTCCATCCACGGCCACGGCTTGGCCCTCGTCGTTCAGAGCCTGTTGCAGCAGCTTGACGGCGCGGCAAACGCCGCTGTTGACGCCGATATCGAACACCTGAGCCTGGACGGCCTCGGGCAGCCGGTCAAAGCCGGGCTTCTCGAAATACTCGCGCTTGTAGATTTGGACCGCTTCGTCCTTGGTCAGATTGCGCACGTCGTCCTGGGAGACGCTGGTCCCGCGGTAAGCCGCCAGCGTGCCCATGGTGATGCCCATGTTCGTGGGCCCGCCATGGTCCAGGGGATCATCGACGTATCCGCCTTCCCACATCAGCACTTCGCTGATCATTTTCTCGACGTCCGCCATGGTCGTTGTCCTTCTCGGTGAGGTGTCCGAAGACGCACCAGACGCCGCTTATGAAGCCCGCCCCGCCCACGGCCATGGCGATCAAGGCCAGCGTGAGGACGGGCAGCGAAAGCCCGATCATTTAACGGCCATGAGTCCGTCGAGCCCCTGCTTCACCTCCCCAAGGGTGGTGTCCATATGTTTTCCCTCAACATCCACGCTGAGAGACTTATTGGGGCCATCGGTGCCAATCTGCTGTTCAACCCAGCGCTTGACTTCGCCGAGTTTCACGCGGCAGTCGCGTCCAGCGAACGCCAGACGGATGGTGTAGTCGGCCAAGTCCCGTTCGGTCAGCGCGGCGGTGTTATCCGGCGGAGACGGCTCGTCCTCGCACTTTAGGAAGTTTTCCGGCGGGGACAGTTTTTCCACCTTGACCTGCGGAATCACTACCGGTGCCGGAGAGACCCCTGCGCAGCCCGTCAAGAGTGCGGCGCATGACAGGGCTGACAGGGCCATTATCTTTCTCGGGAGCATTCTTCACCTCCAAGCGCTGGTCGTATTCGGACTTCAGCCGGGCCAGCGCGTCGTCCCGGTCCTTGGCAACGGCAGCCATGTCCGCCTCGCGTTGCGCCTTGATCTTGCCGACCTCGGCGGCGTTCTCGGTGGCAATCTTGGTGGCCACCGCCAGATCCTCGGCCAGCTTGCCGATTTTCTGGTCTTGCAGGTGCACCTCGTCGCGGAGGTGCCCGACATACCAATAACCGCCCGCCAGGACGGCGGCGGAGACGCCCCCCACGAGCAACCAGCGCATAAATCCGCCGGAGAAGAAGGCGATGATGGCTGCGAACATGGGGTGCTCCTTATTGATCGTCCGGCAGGGTCGCCTTGGCGGAGCCAGAGGCGTTGCCCGAGCCGGATGCTGAGTTGTTCACTTGGATGATCGCGGCGGCCTGGTTCTTGCGTTGCAGGCCAGTGCCGAACGCGGACGCCGCCCATCCACCCAGGATGGCACCGGCCCCCGTCCCATAGTCCGACGCATGGAACGCGTTGTGCAGCCATGCGATGTCATAGATCGCGAGCCCGATCATCCCGCCGACGATCAGCAAGACAACGGCGGTCCCGGCCTCCAGGGTCGGGTCCGTCGAGTCCAGAAGCCGGGAGAGAAACCCGGCCATCAGTTAGCTCGCGGCGGGAGCCGCGGGAGCGGCGGTCGGGGCCGGAGTAGCGGCGACAGCCACAGGAGCCACCGGGGCAGGCGTAGCCGCAACGGGGGCAGGAGCCGGGGCCGCGACCGGGGCCGCTGCGGGCGCGGGTGTAGGGGAAACCACAGCCTCGACCTTGGAGACGACAGACGCCTCGGTAGCCTTGGCAGCGGCAAGCTGGGCGGCGACCTTGGCAGCGCCGTGCTTGGAAATCAGGACGTAACCGACACCAGCGATGACGGCGACACCCAGGGCAGCGAGAAGAAACAGCATGGCGATACCTCCGTAAACAGCCAGGCACAGGCACACGAGGTGCTTGATGGCTAAATCCGGCGGGGAGGGGTTATTGGCCCTGAAGGATGCGGTCTATTAGAGCCTGGTGCTCTGGTAAATCAGCCCGAAATCCTGTTTCCAGTATTCTACCTAAAACATGTTCGGGGTTAGACCACCGCCACATAAGACCCTTATTGGGATCATCAAAATCTACAAAGGTGGGGTTGCCGCTGCCGTCTGGCTCTGGGCGTAAAACTACAGGTTGTCCTTTTGCGTTTGTCCCTGTGACTTCTTTATTACCTGCTTCGATTTCAGAAACAAAGTTATTTGACCTGTGTGCAATATCATACTGGTTTATTGCTGCTCTGGATGCCTCTTCCATGGCTCCTGGATGAAATATCCCCCATGGCTCAACCTCTAACGGAGGAGCACTTCTCATGGCATCAAATTCTGAAGGTGTTCTTGGTCCTTCATATGGGCCGTTTCCAAGGTCCATTAGTCCCTGCTACTTCATGCGGTCGTGTGAGGAATACATTGTTGGTTTCATATTAGATTCAGCCAACATCCTCAATAAATCTTCTGGAAGTCTGGAATCATGAGCTGCTTCATCCATGGAAGGTTCAATATATTCTCTTTGTTCAGGTACAAGACCATAATGTCCTGTGGTAGGATCAGATATGGCTGTAAACTTTTCAGGTGCATCTGGATGATCTGTCCAGTTTTTACCTGTATCAAAATACCCCTTCTCCTTGAACGCATCCAGCAAGCTCTTACCCGCCGGAAGATGCAGCACTCCACTCTCGTCCGCCGCAAACGCCCTGGCGGCGTTGCCCAGATCTGCCGCCTTGGCAGCACCCATGGCCGGTGCCACCACGCCGGCGGCATCCAGGCCCGCTCCAACCGGATCGGTGGCCAGTGTGTGCCTAAGAGCCGCCTCGGACCCCTACCTGTCCATCATTCCCTGGGCCGCCTGCGCAGCCATCTGCATGGCGTCTGTGCGAGGGATAGGGCCCTGCTGGCCAGTCATAAGCTGCCCCAGGCCCTTGCCCGCCCACTCGCCGGCGCCCCCAATCATCATGCCCAGGGCAGATGCCGTGTCGAACGGGTGCATGGCCATGTTGCCCACGCCCTGGGCAACGTGCATGGCAGACGACGGCAGGTTCCGCAGCGCGGCCTCGGGCACGTCACCCCATCCCTGGGTGTTGGGGTCGTAGGCGGTCGGGGTGAAGAAGTCGCCGAGAGCCATGGTCAGCGTCC